TTGACGAAGGCACTTACTACCAGACCAGGAATAGATATCATTTGTCTATCCTTGGTCGGTATCAGTATTTCTGTGGTAAAGAAAGTGTGATAGTAGAACCAGGCACTCTTCTCTGGTTCAATAATAAATTACCTCATGGCACCGTTAATATCGGTGATGAGACTCGTATAACATTCGTTTTTGACATACCACATGGACAAAGTTGAGATCCTAATTCTAAGAAATCTTATTTACAATGAAGAGTATCTTCGTAAGGTGATTCCGTTTATCAAACCGGATTACTTTGAGGATCCCAATCAGAGGATTGTATTTGAAGAAGTAAGAAACTTTGTTGATCAGTATAATGAACCAGCAACAAAGGAAGTTCTCTGCATTGAAGTAGAGAAACGTCAAGATATTAATGACACAACGTTCACTGAGATTACAAAGCTAATCAGTTATCTTGAAGATGTTCCCACTGACTTTGATTGGTTGGTTGATACTACTGAGAAGTGGTGCCGTGACCGTGCCATTTATCTGGCACTAATGGAATCCATCGCTCTTGCTGATGGAAAGGACTCTGAGAAAGACAGAGGTGCTATCCCAAGTATCCTATCGGATGCTCTGGCAGTATCCTTTGACAATCACATTGGACACGATTACCTGACTGATTATGAGGAACGTTATGAATCGTACCACAAGAAAGAAGACAAAATCGAATTCGACCTTGAGTATTTCAACAAGATTACGAAGGGTGGTCTCCCGAACAAAACGCTTAACATTGCTCTTGCTGGCACTGGTGTCGGCAAAAGTTTGTTTATGTGCCATGTTGCATCTGCCGCACTCTTGGGAGGGAAAAACGTACTATACATCACGCTTGAAATGGCTGAAGAGAAGATTGCAGAGCGAATCGATGCTAATCTTCTCAATGTACCAATTCAGGAGATAACAGATCTTCCTAAGGTGATGTTTGAGAATAAGGTGACAAACCTTGCACAAAAAACTCAAGGCACTCTTATAATTAAAGAGTATCCAACCGCGAGCGCACACAGTGGACACTTTAGGGCACTTCTTAATGAACTTGCACTTAAGAAGTCATTTAGACCTGATATTATTTTCGTTGATTACCTT